AGGCGCTCCCGGCCGAGGCCGTAGAGAGCCCACGTATTCGCGAAGGCGGAAGTGCCCGCCGCCGTGGCAATGTCAAGAGCCGACAGATACTTGTTTTCGGTCGTGCTGTCGCCAATGTCCAGCGTGACTGACGTACCGAAGTCGGTAAAGTCCACGAAGCCATTGAGGATACGGGCGCCGATCGGAAGGCGTACCAGTTCCACGAGATCATCCTGGGCGGCGTCACCGGTCCAGCTGAACACCGAACAGCGGAGTTTGCCGCGGGCTTCGCCGCTGTCGGGTTTGGTCTGCGGATTAGCCCGCAGGCCCGTGATCTGGTCGGAGTAGAGGGTGGGCATTATGGTGATCCTTTCAGTTAACTATTAAGCTTCGCTACACAGGACCGACACGACCATGGCGTCTTCAACGCGCAGGGCGCCCCAAGAACCACAGGTGTAAATCTGCGAAGCGTAGCGCTTGTCAGGGCGAACGGACGCCGTGGAGTTCGGGGCCATGGCCATGCCGAAGCGGACGGCCGGCTGCGCCCAGGCGAAGCAGTTACGAACCGAGGCGGTCGAAATCAGACGCTCCGTGCGGATGAATTTGAAGCCGAGAAAGGTATCGATCTGCCCCTGGACCAGGGCCTTGACCGTGTTGAAGTCCTGAGACGTAACCTTGTCGTCCTCAAGCAGCTCGCGGATTTGACGAGAGGTTGCAGCGAAGAAGCGCGGGTAAAACGCATCGACTTCGTTGTGGTCGAGGACTTCCTTGGCGCGATTGAGCTTGTCGATCGTCAGACCCGTCGAACCCGAAGCGAGCTGCTGGGTCGCGGTTGGGAAGGTGGTCGTGCCCGAACCGGTGTGGCCGGTGATGGCAGTGGCGTAGAGTGCGCTGATGATGGCGTCGTCGATACCGCGGCCCATCGTGCCAGCATGGCGCATCGTGTAGACGCTATTGAGATCGATGAGCATCTTGACGCGATCTTGCTTGTCGATCAAGTCGGCTACGTCGTAGTCCTTGATGAAGCCCCAGCGCCGGGTCTGCGGCGTGTTGTTCAGCGGGGTGTCGCCATGGCGCTCGTTGATCTCATTCGGGGCGTCGATGCCGCCCGTGATTTCAACAGCCCAGCTCTCACCAGTAATGTCCTCGCGCATGACCGCGGAGAGGAGGAGAGAAACCTTCTGCTCCGCGAGGAGGTGCACGTTGGTCGAGAACTGCGTAACGTAGGCTACGGGAATGTCGACAGAGTAAAAAATACGCATTTGGGTACGTTGCCTATTTGACTAGGGATTGAGGGAGACGGTTGAGCCGTTTCGGGTGTCCCTTGTCGCGTAGGCGCAGAGGGGCCGTTCGGTTCGTAGCTGAAGACTGCCACAACCGAACGGCCATGTCAACTACCGCGCCCGCTTCTCGGCCTTGGCGAAGAACTCCTGCGCCTTCAGGTTAAGCTCGCGCGCCTTGATCGGGTTCGTACCCATCAAGCCAATGGCTTCCTGGAGGATGCGCGTGCCCTCGTCCTTGGCCGCACTCGGGGTCATGGGAGCGGTAATGCCGCCGCCGTCGCCGCCCGTAGCATCCTCGGCCAGCATTTCACCGACCTTGGAAAGCATGTCGAGAAGTGGGCCGTCCGTACCAAGACCAGACCGGTTGATGCTTTCGCGCAGGGCGTCAACGCCCGCCTTGTCGCCGCCCAACTTGTCGATCGCCGTATTGGCCGCGGATACCTTGCTATCGAACGCCTCGCCCCACTTGGTCTTGAGGGCCGTTACGTTGTCGGCGTTGCGCTGGATTTCAGCGTCCGCCATTTCCTTCTGCCCGGCAACGATCTGCTGGCCGAAGGTGTCGATGATCCCCTGGAATTGCGTGGGGTGTACGCCCGCCTTGTGGGCTACCTCGGCCAGTGCCTTGAAGTTGGGGCTGTCGATCTTCAGGACCTGTTCGGCGCCCTTGGGGGCCTCGATCTTGTAGTCCGCGAAGTTCTTGGGATGGCCCATCTTCTCAAGCACGGCCATGCGCCCGGCGTCGTCGATGTTCGGCGGAATTTCGACCAGGCGTTCGGTCGGCTTGCCGATCAACTGCTGGGCGTTATCGAATCCACGGACCAGCTCCTCGATATTGGCGTACTTCTTGGCAGAAGGGCTTTCCTTTAGCTCCGGCGGGAGAGCCGTGCGATAATCCCATCCGTCAGGGAGCTTAAAAACTTCGCCGCCGTTCTGTTCGCCTGATCCAGGATTGCCTGTCCCTGCACCCGGCGAGCCAGTTCCCCCGTCTCCTCCATTGAGTAGAGATCCAGTGCTTCCTGCTCCACCGTCTCCACCTGCTCCACCATTACCTTCTCCCTCGTAACGAATAATCATACCACGTTCTTCAGAATTCGCCATCGTGCTGCTCCTCCGTCTCCGCCCGCTTGGGCTGTTTCAGGTCTTCCGGCTTCATCGCCATCATGCGACCGATATAAACCATTACCCCGCGATGGCCTTCATTGATGTGCGTACCGTAAGGGTCCCCCGGTACGTTCGTCGACTTCGAGATAAAGCCGAACTTGGCCAACAGGTGATTGAGAACGATGCTGCCAGCGGGCGAGCTTCCCCATTCCTGATAAGCTGATACAAGTTCCTCCTGCGTTACTTCCCTAGCCTGCATTGTTCGCCTGCGTCACCTTTGCTCCCGCTGTCATGAGTGCTGCCGCCGCGCTTGCGCCTTCGGGCATGAGGGCCGCCTGCTGCATCGCGGCTTCCTGCTTGGCGCGGGCGGCGCGGATTTCGCGTACCTGCGTCATGGTCTTCACCAGGTCGGCCCCGGCGCCGTTCGACATCGGGATACGCTGGCCGACAAGATCGGTGTCGATCCAATCGAAGATGCCCTTGTCTACCTGCGCCCACGCGGCCATCTGCTCGAAGGTGCGGGCGATCGCCAGCCCCTCCATTTGCTTTTGCGACGCGATGAGCGGCGAGACATATTCCAGCTTCAGCGTCTTCCCGGCCAGTTCTGACGGGGGCTTGGGCAGCTTGCCGCTGCGCATGAGGATGTTGAACGTGCGTGTGACCAGCTTGGAGAACAGCTCCGTCTGCGCCCGCACGAGCATGGGAGACAGGGCGCGATTGCGTTCGTCGACTTCCTGGAGAACCTGCGTAGCCGTCTTGACCGGGCTGTCCGGGGTGACGAACAGCGGAGTGAAGAAGGCTTCCTTGATGGCACCTTGCCGCGCGACCAGCAGATCGTTACCAGTCTCGATACGCGACGTTCCCGGCGGGATAAGCGTCTTGATCTCGGCGCCGCCTTCCACGAAGGTCATGCCGCCCGCGTGCAGGCGCACCGGGGATACCAGCGAGCCATCGGGGATGACCAGCGGGGGATCGACGATCTTCTCGGCCCCGCGCAGGATTGTATCTGACATGCGGTTGACCATGCGGATGTCAGGCATCGCCGTCATGGCCTGGCTGCGCCCGTAAATCTCCCCGCGGGCCTTGTACCAACGCGGGCAGAAGTAAGGGAACTCCTCGTAAGAGCCGTACTCCAGAACCTTCTTCTCCTCGCCGTCCAAAATCCAGCAAGAGTAGAAAGCCGCACCCTTGAGGATTTGCCGCTTGGGCAGTTTCTCGGCCAGTGGGTCGGTCGCGGGGAAAACGGCGTGAAGGTAGCGGTCTTCCTTGTCGAGGTTTTCGTCGGACAGGTTCTCAAACGAGCGGCCCAGTTTGTCGGCGCCAAAACGCTGGAGGCCAGCGCGCTTGGTTTGCTTGCGCTGGCGGATCATGCTGTCGATCGTCTCGTCTTCGCCCTCGTCGATCACGCAGTCGTCGAGGTGGTAGACGCGGCACCGCAGGGCGCCCTTGATTACGTCTTCGAAAAGGATTGCCGTGCCGAAGGCGCCGAGGTCGAGGTATACCTGGTGAAGTTGCGAGTAGATGTCAGACGAGGGCGCCGTCAGCGCGTTCATGATCTTCTTCTGGCAGACCTCCAGATACGCGCGTACGGTAGACGACAACTGTAGTTCCGGCTCGCCCGCGACGCCCAGGCGCACCCATTCGGAAGCTGGGTTGTTCAGGAGGGTGTGCAAGAAGGAGGCGAACATTTCCAGCGATCGCGGGGCTGTACTGTCCAGAATCCAGCGCATCCGATCTTGGCCGGGAGCTACCTGCTCCATGAACGACGCGGAGTTGGGCAGACAGTACCGTGCGATCGACTGCCACAGGCTTTCCCATGTAGCGCGCTTTGCCCGGCGGAACTTCTCCCGAGAAATGATGGTTTCCGCTACTACGTCTTTAGCCATGTAGTTCTTATACCATACTTTATGAAAAACCTAGCAACATCAGATCATGACAGCGGTAGCCCGAGGATGATGGCGCGCACCCGCTGCGCCGGCTGGTTTATGGCGCCGTACCAGCAGAAATAGCGATGACCAACATCCTACTCCTCGGTCTGGTCAAACACGAAGACGGTGGCCGTGCTGCCGGCCGTGATGGCGTAGACTTCACCCACCGAAGCGGACAGGCGTACCGGCCCCTCCAAGGCCCTGACGAGGAAACCCGTCAAGACCGCGACCCCAGTATCGCCGATGAATATATCGACGCCGACGCAACGGATCTGACGATCCACCGAACGGCTGTTGGAATCGAACACCTTGACGACGGTGCCGCTGACGATGATTCGCGACGTCACGAGAACCCTCGACTTCGGCAGAACGATAGGCGTGGAAGTGGGAGCTGTACCTTCGGTCAGCAGAATGTTGACATTGATAGGTCCGCTGGTGAAGGACGAGCAGCGCACACGAAAGTTGGTGCTGCCGCCCGTGGCGAACTTCCAATGTCCGGCGGCCGTAGCAGAGGTGGCGCCCACCCCGCCCCCTGCCGGGTAGACCCTCTTTGAAATCCAGGTGGTGCCGTTATCAAGGCTTTCCTCGAATACGACCGTACCGACGAAGGTTCCGGAAAGCTGGATGCCCCCGCCGTGCTTTCGACCGACCGTGAATCCCAAGATACCAGTTAGCGGGGTGGCGTCAGTCGTACTGAAGCTGCGGCTAAGAGAATATGCGTCGTTCATGTTCTATTCCGAATACGGCACTACACGCCGCCCAAAAGAGTTTTTTTCGTTTTCAGTCGGTCGAACTCGGAGCCGCTATCCGCGGCGGTAAGCAGCGAGGAAGCGGCTCCGGTACGGTTGGCGGCATCGGACAGGCTCTTGCGCTTGGCCTCGTCGGCGGCCTCAAGTTCCTTCACACGGGTCTGCGCGGCGGAGGGGCCACTGTTGAAATACTGGGACTGCTGCTGTTGACCACCGCCGAACAACCGCATGATAGGGGCAAAGATGGACCCGACATCATAGAGAACTCGCATGACGGGACGGTATCACAGTCAGCCGTCGAATTCAACCGTGCCGATGCGGGCGAACTTCTTGCCGTGCAGCGCCCACCATCTGGCCTTACCGCGCTCGTCGCGGTCCTCGGGTCGGAGGAAGTTCTGCGACAGGGGGTTGTCGCTGTCGTCCTTGTACCCCGCCCCGGCGCCTTTCTGCGTCGAAGAGTGATATTTGATCTTCCGCGGGCGGACTTTAGCCTCGGGCGATTTCATCCATCTGGTCCTTCAGCTTCAACTTACGGAGGGAGAACGCCCAGCGCAAGGCGCGCTCGTAGGCGGGATCGCGCCGGCAGGCGCGCATATGCTCGTTGAACGACTGGCGCTCGCCCGGATCCAGGGTGCGCCAGCGGCCGGCGTTCACGTCCGCTAGTAGCGCGAAGGCTTCTGCCTGCTCATGTCCCCAGTCTCGGCTGGCGGGGTACAGTCGATCGCAGACCGCGTGCCCAATTTCGTGGACGATGCGGGCGACCCCGAGATTGGCGGGGCAGAAGATGAAAGCAACTTCTGTCGCCGGGTCCGAAATAAAAGCAGCCCTTCCGGAATAAACAGGTCCAGTTGGAGCGGCAAATCCGTATAGCTCGACCAAGTCCTTGACATGCTCTTCCTGAAGATAATCGTCGACAATCCTGACACCTTTCAGCCCGGCCCACATGTAGTTGGACCAGACGCAGTGGGCTACCATCATTTCGGGGCCAGTGGCCGTGCGGAAGTTCAAAGCTCCGCCGTCCTTTGCTGCTGGTAATCCCCATCCGCTTCCGGGGCAAACTTCTTCAGTCCCATGGCCAGGGTGCGCAGGGCGTCCGCCGAGTGGGAAGTCCAGTCGTGCTTGGGCTTCTGGCGGAACACCTGTTGCCTCTCATCGTACTCCCGATGATACAAGGCTACACGGTCAAGGCCGTCTTGCGTAGCAGTGGCGTCGAATACACAGCGGGGAAGTAGAACACGGACCGCAGCAATCCCGTCTTCAACGTTGCTCCGCGGGACTGTAACGCCGCGTACACCGAGAGCTCGGAGAATACTGGATCGGGATTTCCCCGAACCCAGTTCTGTAACCTCAACATCGTGAGGGAGGTAGTGCCGCCCATAGCCATATCCTTTCTTCTCCAGTACGTCCGCGTAGTGGGCCAGGTCGGCGCCCGCCGCTTCGTAGTAGTCGATCACCCGAACTTCGTTGGCAACGCACTGGACGAACCAGATGGCGGTACAGTCGTCGAAGCCCAAATCCCAACCGGTGTGGACAGGAAGCAGAGGATTGTAGCCGACCCTCGTGACGTGTCCGCGATCGCGAAGCGCGGCAAGCTGCTTGGCGTAGATGGCGCCCTTGACGGCGGCGTCCCAACTGCACTCGTACTCTTGCTCATAGGCATCGTCGTCATCCATATCCTGTTTGGCCAAGCGAAGTTCGCCTGGGTTCAGCACGCCCGTCTGACTGGCTTTCCACAATTCCGCGGCCCAGTCATTACGAAAGACGAGATCGTCGTCTCCCGCCTCGTCGAAACCCATGTCGATCTGCCCGCCGCCCATCTTGGCCCCCAGGCCCTGCGCCCACAACTCCGCGCGGGAGTGCATGTGGTAGGCATGGTTGCGTCCGAAGGGCGTGGTCATGAAAATGGCCCACTGGTTGTCCTCGGCCAGATCGTCTACCCCGTTACGATTTACGTCCGATAGCATGGGGCGGACCTGCTGGGTCCAGACGTGCGGTGGTATCTGCGCCCACTCGTCGAACACCACGCCGTCCAGATACATGCCCCGGAGACGCTGCTTCGGTGTGTCGGTCCCATACAGGCTGATCTGCGCGCGCCCCCCAATACGTGTAGGTAATTCGATCGTAAGTTTACTCTCCATCTTCTCCGCAGTCGGGATCGTATCGGCAAAATCTTTCAGATAGGTCCATGCAATGTTCCTCGCCATATCGTAGGTGGGGGCCAGATAAGCGTAGCGGCCATTTGGAAACGGACATTCGATTGCCTTCTCCCCGAGAGTGTTAACGGCCAGGACAGATTTGCCGAAGCGTCGATGCACGACCCACGAGTTAAAGCGCTTCATGCGGTTGCGCATGTCCTGCTGTAGAGGTCGCGGGATGAAGCGGCTTAGCTCCCGAATGTCGTCAGGGAGCCGTACTACGCGAGAACTCTGTGTCGCCTTTACGATGGCGGCTACGCGGGCGATCAGGCTCATTGAGGCGTCAGGAACTCTCGAATGGTCATTACAGTGGCCGTCTCCGGGTTCCACACCCACTGGATGCCGTCGAACGGGATGGGGCGCGCGGCGATCTTTTCCAGCGCGGCCACCTCGCGACGGCGCAGCTCGTCGAACGGGATGGGGCGCGCGGCGATCTTTTCCAGCGCGGCCACCTCGCGACGGCGCAGCTCGTCGGCTTCTTCAGTCGTCATGACAGCTCCTGGGTTTCCACGATGTAAGCCTTGGGCACGGTGACGTCCCCACCCGCGGCGCCGTCTTCCTCACAGATCGATGCCACGAGGACGATGTACTTGTCCGTCTCCTTGGCAACAAAGCCGACCGATTGGATCATGGCCGGGCATGACCTCTGAACCTTCTTCCACGTTATCCACCCGCCCGTCTCCTGGCTGGATGCGTCCTCCCAACGCAGGCGAACAAGACGGGTGGGCATCGCGAACTCTTTGGCCATTATCTACGATACCACGCTGGCGGGCGCTACGTCAAAATTTATGGGCTCCGGCTTTTGTTTCCAGGCGGTAAAATAACAATTAAATTCAAAAAATCCAATAAATCTTGGCCCAAACTACTTTCTAAATTCAAAAAATCCAAGATAGTTTACGATAGCGACGGGGCGCCCGCCGGGGACCCATTCGTGCCGGGGGTATGGGGTATGTTATAACATAACACACCCATTCGTGCCGGGTGTATGTTATAACATAACACATTTTCCATAATACATGTTATACGATGTAGACGCCTACGCCGTTGTTATCATTGAGCTTTAGTTAGTGGCGTGAATTGCAGGCAAAGAAAAAGCCCCTTTCGAGGGGCTTTAGGGCGGCGGAGCCCGAACTATCTGGGGCGGCCCCTCTCAAACGATCGATGCCCCCAGGTATTCCTGCACGCAGCGACACTGAAGTTCTATCGCGTTTGCCAATTCGGAAAACGGGCTTGGCGATGCCCCAGGATCGCCCGAAATGAGTGTGTGCTCACTTTTTGTATCGTTCTGTAACATTGGATCATCTCCATTTAATCAAATCAAACGGCTATCGCGCCTGGGGCCTGGGGGCTACTTGCCCCGATCGCTCGCGATGATGAGGTACAGGACCACGGCACACCACGCGGCCAGCCCGGCGCCGTGGGCGATGGCCGTAGCGAGATCGTCCGGCATGAACAGTGCCATCAGGGGGTAGTATGCGTGCCGGAAGAAGGCGACGGTGGCCGGCGTGCCGATCAGCGTCCACAGCGTGAGGTGTACTATTAAGCGGGTCATGTCATTTTCCCTTTCGTCTCTGTCTGTCTGTCCAAATTGTTATTTCACGCCGGGAGGCAGCAAACAAGCAAAATCGACAGGTGCGAGTGAATTATTTTCTTTGAGCGGAGATTTCCATGTCAATGATCCTCGTCTAATTGCTCATGGGCCTTCCGCGAGCTGACCGAACAACGCATCGCGCTTGGCCATGTAATCGGCATCGAACGCAACGCGCTTGGCCATGTAATCGGCGTCGAACGCAGCGCGCTTAGCCACGAGGTCGGCATAGAGCGGAGCGAGTTTGGCATCGTGCTCAACATAGAGCGGAGCGAGTTTGGCATCGTGCTCAACATAGAGCGGAGCGAGTTTGGCATCGTAGTCAGCGTCGAGCGGAGCGCACTTGCCCCGATCGCTCGCGATGATGAGGTACAGGATCACGGCACACCACACGGCCAGCCCGACGCCGTGGGCGACGGCCGTAGCGACGTCATCCGGCATGAACAGCGCCAGCAAGGGGTAGTATGCGTGCCGGAAGAACAGGACGGTGGCCGGCGTGCCGATCAGCGTCCACAGCGTGAGGTGTACTATTAAGCGGGTCATGTCATTTTCCCTTTCGTCTCTGTCTGTCTGTCCACATCGTTATTCCACGCCGGGAGGCAGCAGACAAGGAAAATCGACAGGTGCCAGTGAATTATTTTCTTTGAGCGGAAATTTTCATGTCAACGACCCTTTTCTAATTGCGTATGTGCGTTCCGCGAGTCGACCGAACAACGCCGCGCGCGCGGCCGCCAAATCGTCGTAGATC